TCATAACAGAGACAGGAATAAGGGCCATAGAAAGACTTTTACAGGACAATAAAAAGCCTTGGAAAATAAACGCTGTAATTAACCTCCCTAATTGCATATTGGGGTTTTAAATAAAGGATTTTTAAATGCGGAAAGACAAGATTTATTACTTTAATTTTGATGCGCAAAAATGGCTTTCAAAAAACTCCAAAATTCAACTTCTGACTCATGAAGAAAAGGGACTTTTTGTTGATTTGTTTTCCATGATTTTTTGCGAAAATGGACTTTTAAAACATGATGATTTGCTATGCCGAAAATTAGGGATGGAAAAAGCAAAGCTAAGCAATTGCTTAAATTTGTTTTTTGAATTGGAACTAGTGGTTCTTAAAAATGGATTTTTGAGTATAAAATTTATATCTGAACAATTAAAAATCATACATGCCATTTCTGAAAAAAGAAGTGAAGCAGGGGCAAAAGGGGGCCGTCCAAAAAAGCAAACCAAAGCAAGCTATATAAGAAACGATAGGATACGAAAGGATACGATAGATACGATAGGAAAAGAAATAGAATCCGAATACCCCCAACCCCCTTTGTCTGAAATTTCCGAGGAACTTCCTGAACCGGAGCCGGGAGACGTGGACAGTTCGGATTTTCAAAATGAAAGTTTACCGGAAGAAAATTCGGAGGAGCCGGAAAAGAAACAGGCGTTCGATTACAAACGAAGCCCGTTTTATAAGGCCTGGATTGAAGCGGAAAAAAGCGATGCCGAATACCGGAAGCGAACGGAAATAAAAAACCTTCCCGGGCTTTCTGATGACGATTACATGTGTCTTGAAGCTTGCAAATTGACGGATGATAAAACAGGGCTTAATAAGCGCGATTATTACGACTTGCGCCGCGCAAAATCCCTGCTTGGAAAATCACATTTTGAGGAAATTCTCCACGATGTAAAAAGTAAAATTTTAGAGGGTAAAAACATCAAGAACCCGATGGGGTACCTGATGAATTTTTTTATAAACGAAATTAAGGGATTTAGTCCCGAAAACAAACGCCACTCCGTGGCAAACGAAAGGAACGAAAAATGTTAAAGGCAATAGTCGAAGTGATGGCAGAGAAGGAAATCAAGGGTGTAGGACTGATGATTTCAAAAATGGATGAAGAAAAAATCAGGGTCGTTGTGTCCCCGGTGAAAAAGGATGGCGGCGCCGTTCAGAATTTTGTGGCCACTGACACAGTGGAAAACCTTGAAAGGGATTTGCCGGGCCTTATCGCCCAGTACCGCGAAATCGTGGCCGGAAACAATCTCGATGAGTTGAGAAAGAAATCCCCGGAAAAGAAGGCCGCGAAATCAGATGGCAAGCTGAAAACCGTTGAGGAAAAAATAAAGGAAAAGACCGCGCCGGAACCTGAAAGTGATTCTGAAGAAGTTTCCGAAGCCGAAACAGAAGATGAAATTTTTGAATTGAATTTTTAACGAAAGGAAAATCACCATGTCGAAGGTAGAAGTTTTGGAAAGAGTATTCGAGTTCAACGGGGTAAGGCTTCCGGACCCGGGGCCGGACTTAACAGTCGATGAAGTGAAAAACCATTATGCTCAGGTGTATCCGGAGCTTACCAATTCCGCGGCTAAAGGCCCGGTAACCGAAAAGAATAAACAGGTTTATTCGTTTAACCACAGTACAGGAACAAAAGGATAATGAAAAGAAAAGCCAATGTCCCTCTGAAAATGAGGGACATAAAAAAGATAGTCGAGGAAGAATGCAAAAGCGAAAAAATAACAAAAGAACAGTTCACGGCGGGGGCGGCATTACGTGCCGCTCTGCTCAGGGCAAAAAAATTACGGTTGAAAATTTCGGAGGTTTGTCCGGTTTTGCCATAACGCCGCCGGCAATAAGCGCGGAAGTTCCCGAACAGCGCAATATTTTGGATCTGGAAGAAGTTTCCAATGATGCCATCTGGACATTTCTTTCCCATGTCGATCTCAGAACGGACCGGACAGAAAAAACACTTCCTGAAATTCTCAAAAAATGGGTATCAAAACATTATCCCATTGGAGATGAAGATTTATTTGCCATGCGGCTGGATATTCTGAGCGATCCGGAAAACAATATGTACCTTGAAGAGTGTAATTTTCCCGCTCATCCGGAATGTGTCATAGCCTTTGAGTTTGGCGGCCCCGGGGATTGGGTAATCGGAGAAAAGCTTGCGGATGCCGAAAAAAATTACCCGGGATTGGGACAATATATTCTCGCGTTGCTCAGAAAATCTCCTCTGGATATTTATACTTTTGATTATGCGTTTGAGACTTTAAGCGCCCAATATTGGGATAATGGCGCGAGCGAAGAGGAAGTCAAATATGATGATGAACGATATGAAGGCACAATTAAAAAAGCTGATTTTGATGCGGAAATACCGACCTGGGCTTCCAAGCCGTCCGGGAAAAAATATAAAGGCCCGCTGAGCTTTTATGATGAGCATATCGAAGCCCTGAAAAGCGCGACGCGCCGATTTAAAAGCGGCAGGAAAAAGTTCCCGCGCCTTTTACCGGAAGGCGCCATCCCGGGGGCACTTTTATTTTGGAAAGAAATCGACGGTTCGATAATGCAGCACATTATTGATGAAGATGCCCGGCAGTATCAGGAGACCACCGGCACGATAGAATCGCCGGGATATTTTTTCATCGGCGGTGAAAATTTCGATTATTCCGGCTTTGTCCGCCATCTCGAAGCGTATATGGACGCTTGTACCGCGGTAATGGAAATTTTAAAAAAGCTAGAAAATATAAGTAAATTAACATAAAAAAGGATAAAATCATGGAGATATTGCAAAACAGTGAAATAGTCAAAAGCATGTCTTTGGATTCGGCATTATTGATTTATGGCGTTACGGGCGCAGTTGTGGCTACAAGACATTCTGTTAAGAATGGCCGCATAGAACCTGGCCATGTAGTGGATGCCGAGGAAATACATGAGCTTTTCAATGAGGCCCTGAAGGGTGTAAAAAAACACGGGACGGAAATAAATTTTGTTCCTAAAAATTTACTCGCGATAGGAAAAGAAAGAATCATCTGGAGATGTCCCGGCAAAAAACGACCGATATTTTTCAAAGCCATAAATAAAAAACTGAATAAAATCAGCGGAAAAAGCTTTTCTTTTCCGGATCTTGTTTTCAGGGTCAGCGCGGGAAGGCTTTATGTCTATGCCGCCAAGCGCAAGGACCGCGCGATTGAAGCGAAGAAGCTGTCACTGTATCATGCGCCATTCTACAATATATACGATGACGGGAATGTATGCTTGCCGCATAATATCACGCATCCCGGATGTAATATTGATGACATTCCGGATTGGGAAAAACTTTTTTTCGAAAGCAATTTTTCACACGCCGGCGGCGGCACAAAGCTTTGTTTTACAGGCGGACATGACGCGTTCTGGTTGAATTATTCAAAGAAAAATTCAAAAAGCTTCCCGGATAGTGTTTTAAAGCCTATGAGAAAAACGTTGAGTACCATAGTTAAAAACGGAGAAAAATATTAAGATGAAAATTAAAGAAAAAGCATTTCATAGGACACGGCAGCCTTTATTGTCCGGTTATGTATGTGTTTCATTGGCCGGTTGCGGCGGCACGGGTTCACAGGTTCTTTCAGGTCTGGCCAGACTTCATTTGTCTATGCGTGCGCTTGGCCATCCGGGCGGCATACATCTTAAAGTCTTCGATCCAGATAAAGTAACCGCGTCAAACGTCGGCCGCCAGCTTTTTTATCAGGCCGATATTGGCCGCTATAAATCCGATGTGCTTGTCAGTAGAATTAATGCCGCGTATGGCTTGGATTGGGATAGCCATCCTGAAAAGTTTCGCAGTTTTGTGGGCGATGATATTACAATCAGTTGCGTTGATTCCCGAGAATCCCGGCGCGAAATAAAAAAGAATTTGAAAACGAATTCTTCGTATTACGTCGATTGCGGAAATGGCCCTGATTATGGACAGGTATTGATCGGCAAACGCCCAGACCTCCCCATGCCCTGGGAAATCCTGCCGGAACTTATCGCGGATGTTCCTGAAGACAACACGCCCAGCTGTTCGCTTGCCGAGGCCCTGGGAGAACAGGAACTCTTCATCAATCAGACAGTGGCCACGTATGCCCTGCAGCTGCTTTGGAAAATGTTCCGGCATGGCGGCCTTGATTGCGCCGGATATTTCATCAACCTGACAACAGGCCGGACAATGCCGGTTCCGTTAAAAATAATAGAAAAGAAAGCGGAGAAAAAGAGAAAATGAAAGCCTGGAAAAATTTTATAAAATTAAGGGAAGCGAACAGGATTTTGAGAAGAAAAAATGCGGCCTATGCGGCGGGATATTTGCGGCTGGCCCAGGAAACAAACCCGGACAACGCGAAGCGGATATTCAAAGAATTTGAAACCATCCAGAAGGGTTTGCCGTTGCCGACCGGAGAGATATCAAAAAGGAAAATAGGATGAAGCAGAAGTTCATAACACTTGAGGGTCTTATATATCTTGTAATCTTTATCATAGTCATGTTGGCTACATGGTTTGGTATCGACTATCAATTTGAGATATACCAGAAAAAGTACGGCGATAAAATGACGTTCATGGAATTCTTATGTGATAGTGGAAAATAAATAAAGGATTAAAAATATGGAATGTTTCGGCAAAGGAAAGAAAATCAAGAAATGCGGTTCCTGTCTTTATCGCAAAGCTTGTGCGTATGCTTCAGAAGAAAGCAGGAAAGCGCGGACAGACGATAGGCGCTGGACATCTCAGGGACGGAGCTTTCTCGAATTGGAAAGAGACAGTCTTGAAATGCCCGTCGATATCGACAATAAGGAATTATTCACGAAAGACGAAGTGCTTTCCCTGGCGTCTTTTCTTCTGCGCTTTGCGGAGCATGGGAAAATATCAAAGGCGCTTTCCGCAAAGCTTCAGGGCGCGGAGTCGATCGCCGAGATCGCGCGGCGCGAGGGTGTCAGCCGTCAGGCCGTCCACAAGCGCATAGGTGAGGAAATGGCCAAGATTCTAGGATTTAAACAGAGGCGTCTTACAGATTCCGCATTGCTTTCCTTGACACCGCGGGAAATACAGATTATCAAGTTGCGCCGTGAGGGAAAATCATACAGGCAGATTGCGGAAACTGTAAATTGCTCTAAAACATGGATTATTAAAAGTTACCGGGTAATAGCCTCAAAAATAGGCTTAAAAGTTACCGATGAAAAATCAGAGAATAAAAAAAGTGAAAAATTTTTGAAGATATAAAAAAGGTCCGGCCGGATGCCATCGCGAAATAGTCTCCGACCGGATTTCACAAACAGCCATATAGACTGAATGCGGTCTTATTCTATATCGGTTGTCAACAAAAGTCAAGGCCGCTGAAGGAATAGAATATGGACATCAAAAAAACTGCCCGTGAAATCGACACTACAATCAAGGACTCCCTGAAAGACAATCCGGAGTATTTGGAAATCTACGAGGGCGCAGAGGCGCAGCGCAAAATTGAAAAGAAGGAAAAGAAAGAGAAAAAAGGAAAGGCCCGGAAAAAAAGTTAAGCCCCGGAAAGCAAAGAGCCCGTTCGGTTGGTGTTTAGTTTTTGAAAATTGAGAAATTTTAATCATATTCAAATTAGCAATATTTTAGAATTATTGCAAAAAATAAACTTATTACACCTATCCAAAAACTCCATTTAGAGATTTTAGATGAACGTTTTAATTCATGATGGATAGGTCCTATTATCCTGCGATTTATTGCTTCATATACCTGTTCAATATCTCTGGCATCATTAGATGCTATTTGCATATCCCCTATTAATTCATCTATTAATTTATTATCCATAACTCCATGTGCTTTAACATCGTTAAGTTTTGAGATAACTTCATTAAATTTCTTTTGAATTGGCAATGGCGCATCTGTTTGTAATGGAATATTTGAATTATTCACAGTAATTGTTGTGGTTGGCGCTTTGTTTAATGGAGGCAGATTTTCAATATCATCATAAGCTTCTAATTCAACAATATGAAATTCGCTACAAGCCGTATTATGTAATGCAAAAACTCTTATATATCGAAGTTTAATTCCATCTGGTATTTTAAATTCCTGCCAACCTTTAACACCTTGATCAGTATTATGTAAGACTTTCCATGTTATATTGTCTTCAGAAATTAATAATGAATATTTATAGGCTCTAGGCTCACGAAGTAGTACAGTCTCTTTTCCATCCCAAAGTAAAAATCTAATACAAAAAATTTTATGACATTCTTCTAGATCGATAGTAAAATAGCCAGGAAATTTAATTGCACTATAACCATCTTGAGGCCCATAGTTTGTAAAATCTCCATCTGTAATTGCTTTAGGATTTCTTACATTCTTTTCTTCTTCAAGCTTCTTGTGTAATGCGACATTACTCATAATCCCCCTCTTTGCCTCTAATTATTTCAGTATAGAATATATAAATATATGATAATAAAGTGTTAATTCAATTTTCACTTATGATTCTCAGTTGACTTCCCGCCTTTCATAAACACAAGATGAAAGGCTTTCAATGAAAATCGTCAACAGGAAAATCAAGGATTTAATCTTTTCCGAGTATAACCCCCGCAAGCTTACCAACACGCAGTATGAATATCTGAGGAGCTGTCTTGTCCGCTTTGGCATGGTGGACCCGATAATCATAAACATGCACCCGAAACGCAAAAATATCATCATCGGCGGCCACCAGCGTTGTAAAATATGGAAAGAACTCAAGCACGATACAATCCCATGCGTTGAATTGAATTTGGATAAGGACATGGAAAAAGAGCTGAATGTCAGGCTTAATAAGAATACCGGGGAGTTCGACAAGGATTTGCTCAATAAGCATTTCGATATTGAGAAGCTGCTCGAATGGGGTTTTGTCCTGGGCGAACTCGACATCACGCCCCCGGACATTGACGAAATCATTTCCGAAAACAGTTCAATCAATTCCATAGCGGAAGGCGATATCAAGTTTTCTCTGGAGCTCGACGAACAAAGTAATTATGTAGTTTTGAAATTCGACAGGGATATCGATTTTCTTCAGATCCAAACCATGCTCGGCCTTGAAAGCGTCTATTCCCGGGATAGCCGGGGCAAAGCTTCCCAAAAAGGCGTTGGCCGTGTCGTTGATGGAGTCAAGGCCATAGAATTCATTCAGAATGCGAGGGCGTAATGGATATCAGGTTTTTCGCGCCGTCTTACAAACGCCCCGTAAAAAGCATTACGCAGATACGCTACCCGTTTGTGAAACTGGTCGTAATGGAGTCCGAAGCCGCAAAATACCGCGCCAATGGAAATGATATAACAACATGCCCTGACAAGGTACAGGGGAACGTCTGCAGGGTCCGGAATTGGATAATCAAACAGAATTCCGATGCCGATTGCGTGATTATCATTGATGACGATTGTTCATACATAGGCCGTTTCACCAGAAGTATCAGGCATAAGCTTTCAGCCGGCGAATTGCTGGAATTTGCCGAACACGCCACCGTCATGGCCAAAGATATGGGCGTTAAAATCTGGGGATTGAATTGTTTACCCGATAAGCAGATATACAAGGAATATTTACCGTTCTCATTTATCAACTATATTGGCAGTCCTTTTACCGCGCATTGCAAAACCGATTTGTTTTTCGATGAAAAATTATCTTTGAAAGAAGATTACGATTTGACCCTTCAACATCTCCACAAATACCGCAGAGTTCTACGTTTTAATAAGTATCATTATGAAGTAAAGCAATCCGAACAGTCCGGGGGCTGTGCCGCATACCGGAACCTTGCCGAAGAAAAACGCCAGTTCGAAATGCTTCAGAAAAAATGGGGAAGCGTTATAATTCGGCAGGATTCAAGCAGCAAGCGCAGTTTCGATTATAACCCCATCCTTAAAAGCCCTATCTCAGGGGTTTGAAAAAGAGAGAGATATAATAGGGGGTTCTTAGGGGGAAAGAAAAGAGAGGGGGCGCGGAGTGCCTTTTATTATCTTTGTTCAACTTCGTTTACAAAGGGGACGAGTCCCATTTATTCTTTCGCAACGAAGTGAGCGAAAATTATAAAGCCCCCCTCGGGGGTTGACTTCCAGCCCTTAGATGAGTAGAAAAGTTGAACAAGCTGGACGGTTACACATGCGCGCGCGAAAGAAAAGCACATACCCGAAAATAACGAAAGATAATTTCCAAGTTGCCGTCAAGGGCACTTACGGAAACCTTACCGCGATTGCAAGCCGCCTGCACGTTTCCCGGACTACCGTTTATGCCTTTCTCGAAAACAACGCCGATATGAAAGCCCTGCTTGAGGAGACCAAGGAAAGCTTCGACGATATAGCGGAAAGCATTTTGCAAAAGAAAATCATCGAGGGCGATACCCGGATGCTTGAATTTTACGCCAGAACGAAGATGAAGCACCGCGGCTATCACGAAAGCATAGACGTGAATATGGGTGAAACGCCTGAATTCAAGGTAACTTTCTCGGACGGTTCAGACGATGGAAATTAAACTGCACCCGAAACAATCGAAGGCTTTTAAGTCCACGGCCACGGAAATACTTTACGGGGGCGCGGCCGGCGGCGGCAAGTCGCATCTGATCCGCGTCAAGCCTTGCGCCCTTGCCATGATGATACCGAAATTGCAGGTTTACCTTTTCCGGCGCCGCTATGATGATATCCTGAAAAACCATTTTGAAGGGCCCGGCAGTTTCCCTGAGCTGCTTTCAGATTTTATGCCGAAGTATTGCCGGATATCATATCAGAACCCGCCGCGCATAAGGTTTGCGAATGGCAGCGTTATTCATGTCTGCCACTGCCAGCATGAGAAGGACCGCTTTAATTATCAGGGCGCGGAAATACATGTGCTACTGATTGACGAATTGACGCACTTCACGGAAAAGATATACCGTTATATTCGTTCGCGTTGCCGTGTTTCAGACAAGATGAAAATACCGAAGGGCATAAAGTTGCCGCTTGTTCTGTGCGGCTCAAACCCCGGCGGCGTCGGTCACAACTGGGTAAAGGCGTCCTGGATAGATAACGCAGACCCTTTTGAAATACGGCAGATGCCGAAAGAAGAAGGCGGCATGTTGCGCCAGTATATCCCGGCAAAGCTTCAGGACAATCCAAGCCTGAATGAAGAAGAATACAGGGCGCAGCTTTCCGGCCTCGGCAATCCTTACCTTGTCAAAGCCATGCTTGAAGGCTCCTGGGACATCGTCGCGGGCGGCATGTTCGATGATTTGTGGAATCCTGCCGTCCACGTTGTAGAACCTTTCGCTATACCGAAGACATGGCGCATAGACCGTTCCTTTGACTGGGGCAGCAGCAAGCCTTATTCCGTGGGCTGGTGGGCTTCTTCCGACGGTTCCGACATTGTCCTGGCTGATGGCACGCGCCGATCCACGCTGAAAGGCGATCTGTTCAGGATTGCCGAGTATTACGGCTGGAACGGACAGCCGAACACCGGAACAAAGGAAACCGCTGTAGATGTAGCGCGCAAAATTATAAAGATGGAAAAAGAAATGCAGTTCAATGTCCGGCCCGGCCCGGCTGATAATTCCATTTATGACGTGAATAACGGTAATTGCATAGCCGATGATATGGCGCGGGCCGGCGTCCGCTGGGAGCGCTCCGATAAGTCCCCGGGTTCACGCAAAAACGGCTGGGAACTGATGCGGCAACGTTTAAAAGCTTCGATAGAACGCTGCGATCCGGGGCTTTTTGTTTTCTCCACATGCCGGAATTTCATCCGGACAATCCCGGTATTGCCGCGCGATGAAAAGGAATCCGATGATATCGACACGGAAGCCGAAGACCATATCGCCGATGAAGCCCGTTACCGCGTTCTCGCGCAAAGTAAGAGCGTCTCTTCTGGCTCGGTTATTGGGATGTATTAATCGACAATGGAAATATTCTTTATTGGACTAGAGGAATTTAGTTCATTTGTTTTAAAATACGTTATTAGATAATTACTAAATCCATCAATTGGTTCTTTTTTACATACTTGAGATAATTCTTTTCCTGTTTCGGTAAAAAGTACTTGTCCTCTTTCAAGATTCGCGTTATCATTCTTAAATTCAATTTTTATTTTTTCATTTAAATAACATATTGTAATTATTTTGGGAAATCCATCAAGGGTCATGCCTAGAGTATTTGAATCAAAATTTAGCAAACCAATATCTTCCAAATGTTTCAATATATCAAAATTTAATCCATTTTTTTTATAAAATTCATCTTCATGATCAAGAATTATTGGTCTTAATTCATTATAGATTTTACATACAAATGAACATATTTTTGTAAAATATTCAGCGTCTTTTTTGCTTAATGTTTGAACAATATTAATGGTACGTTTTGAAAAAGCTCCAGATTTATCTGCTTCCCCGGCAAGTATCTTTGCCCATAACATTTGCATTTCTTCATTTGATATGAGTTTACATTTATCAAAGAAATTAAAAAGCCAGTCATTGTCAATGTTTTCGGGAGTAGAATTTTCACTTAACAAAGGAAGAGCTTTTTCTATAATATTTTCCATGTTTATTTGTTTGCGGATTTCTTCATTTTCAAAACGGTTGCGGGTTCTTTGGCAAAGTTCTTCTATTTCAATTTGTGTTTTTGTGTTACTGATAGCAATTTGATTTTGGGTTTCAGCAGCATACTTCAGAGCATCAGCTTTTCTTTTTATCATATTCGGTTCAATCCATAGCCCGAGGAGCCCAAAGCATTTTTTTACCATGGCTTTAGCAGGTTCAGAAAGCCCTAACATGTTTTCAATTTTAACAATATTTAAATCGGGCATCTTATTTCCCCTCCCATTTATTTTACATAACATACCCCCAGATTGACAATTCCGCCATTTTGTAACACTGAATTTTTAAACGCGAGGTTACATCATGGCTGAAACAGTAAGTTCTTATAATCCCGAATATAAATTTGTTCTTCCGGACTGGCGGCAGATGCGCGATACATACGGCGGCCAGCGCATAGTAAAAGACAAAGGCGAAATATATCTTCCCATGACCGAGGGCCAGCGGCTTGACCCTAACAACGGAAAAAAGCGTTATGAGTCATACCAAATACGCGCAAACTATTTCAATTATCTTTCGGACACGGTCAACGCCATGCTTGGCGTTATGTTTTCCGAAAACCCGGAAACTTTGAAATGTCCTGTCCGTATTAACAATATGATTGAACAGGCCACGCCGGACGGTGAAAACATCACTTCCCTGATGCGGCGCGTAAATGAAAACCAGCTTGTTTACGGGCGTTATGGGCTTCTGCTTGACATTCCGAAAAAAGAAGGCGTTGACGTTATCCCGATGATTATCGAATACCCGGCGCTGAAGATAGTCAACTGGTATGTGGAGCAGTCCGGTACCATTAAAACGCTGAAATTATTGGTGCTTGACGAAACCGGACAGGCATTCGATCTGAAAACTAAAAAATGGGAAGTCAAAACAAAGTATCGTGTCTGCGGCCTCGACCAGACAGGCATTTATTATAGTGTGTCGATGACACCGGAGGAGTTCGCGGCTTTTGATATTGTCGATCCTAAGTTGCAAGAAGAAGATTACCCTAACCTTGCCGGAAGAACCCTTAATTTCATTCCTTTTACCTTTGTTAATATTACGAATATCAATCCCGATGTTGAGAAGCCGCCCCTGCTTCCGCTGTCGAATATTTCACTTGCCATTTATAGGGGCGATGCCGATTACAGACAGGCGTTATTTATGCAGGGGCAGGATACTTTATTCTTGGCCGGTATTGATTTGGAAAAAGAAAACGTCAATGTCGGCCCCGGCGCATGTATTCACACTCCGAATTCCGATGCAAAGGCAGAATATATCGGCGTTTCCGGACAGGGTTTGCCGGAAATGCGCCAGTCTCAGGACAAGCTTCATGAATTGGCACAGAACATGGGCGTCGCACTGATTGACCAGTCCACCGCGGAGTCAGGAGAAGCCCTTAAAACTCGAATGGCCGTGAAAACCGCGCCCATGAAAAACGTAGCGCTTACCGGGGCCGCCGCGATAGCTCAGCAGTTGAAATTTGCCGCGACTTGGGCCGGGTCAAATCCCGAGGAAGTCGAAATCACGCCGAACCTTGATTTCCACGCCTCCGCGATAACCGCGCAGGATGTTCTTTCTCTGTGGAACGCGAAGCTTCAGGGAATGCCGCTTTCAGAGCGTTCATACCACGAATGGCTCAGAAAGAATGATTTCACGGACAAGGATTATGACGAAGAAAAAGAAGAAATGGAAACGGAAGACAGCCTGAATTATGCCAATACCCAGACAGACCAAAACCAAGACGCAAGTTAAGGTACATGACCTTATTATTCAGCATTCGGCATACCTGCAAAGGCTTGCCGCTTCCCATGCCGATGAAATAACGAAGATTATAGACTCTTCAAGCCCTGAACTTGTAAGCTACCTGAAAAAGCGCCTGATGCGTTTCGGCGTTGCCGCCGCCGATAAAGCCACCGCCGACAAATTCGCTGAAATTGAAAAGCGCGTCGCGAAGATAAGGGGCGCGGCCATCAATGAAGCCGAAGCCGCCCTTGTCATGGAGTCCCTGAAGCTTGGAGACCATGAAAGCTCTTTTGCCGAAGGCACAGTCAGGACGCTTGCGGAGACAGTGGCCGTGAAAACGCTTTCAGACAAGGCCATTAAGAACATTTCCGATTTCGGCACCTTTTCAGGTAAAACAATCCAGCAGTGGTTCAGCGGTTTTTCTGACGCGGACACCAACCGCGTAATGAATGCCGTCCGCACGGGCGTTGTTTCCGGACAGACCACGGATCAGATAGTCAGGGCCCTTACGGGGACGCCGGAAACGAATTACACGGACGGCGTTTTGAACATTTCCCGGAACGATGCAAAGGCCATTGCCCGCACTGCCACGAACGGCGTTGCTAATTCTGTACGCAAAGAGTTTTATGAAGCGAATTCAGATGTCATAGAATACCTTGTTTTCACTGCCACGCTTGACGGCCGGACAAGCCTGATATGCGCGAATATGGACGGTACGCGCTGGAAAGTCCCCGATGAACTCGACCAGGTCAGATACCCGCCGTTGCATCCGAATTGCCGTTCTACTGTTGTCCCCGATGTCGGCGCCGGGCTTCTGGGAGAGCGTCCGGCGGCTGCCGCCGACTTCACAAAGCTTGCTGAGGAAAGATATAACGAAAAACAGATCGAAAAAGGCAATGATAAGCGATGGAAAGACCTTTCACCCGTTACGCGCAACCGCTATCAGTACCGCGAACAGGAGGAATACGAAAAGATACACGGCAAAGGCTCCGCTTACACGCGCGTTTCAGCGGATACCACATACAAGGAATGGTTTTCTCGGCAGGATGAAAAGTTCCAGAAGGATATCCTCGGGCCGACCCGTTTCGGGCTTTACAAAAACGGCGAAATGCCTCTTGATAAATTCGTCGATTACAATTCAAACAAGTCTTTCAACATCGAACAGCTCAGGCAGAAGGACGCGGAGGCTTTTGAGAAGGCCGGAATATCCATTGGAAAAACATCTTCGCCGAAGCCGGGGGCCAGCGCGGGCGGCTCGCTTCATCTTACCGTTGACGGCTCAAATAATTTCCCGTCAGGGGAGTCTTTCAAGGAAATAAAACCCGCCTATGATGCCGCGATGAAAAGCCCGGAAACCTTCATCGAGACTATAAGAGGCGCGAAAGAGGAATTCGGCGCGGCTTATGATAAGGACGGAAATTTGTATTCCGTGGGAAAAGGCCATGCTTCGGCTGTAGATATTCCCATCCTTCCGGAAAGCAAGCTGGTGATACATAACCATCCTGACAATATGCCGCCGTCCCCAACTGACATAACGTCATTTATAGAGCATAAATGCAAAGAGATGCGTATAATCACGGACAAGGGCGAATATTCCTTGACATCAGGCGGAAAATCAGGTATAATTAATATTGACGAATTTGTCAGGCGTTGGAAACTTAATGAACCGGCAGAAAATATATCAGCTGAGAATTACAGTAACTTATTGAAGGAAATTTTACATGGCTCAGGAATTAAAACCAGTTATCGTAAGATTTGACGGCTGGAAACTTTTCAGCAAAAATTGTAATCGCTGTAAAAACCTTACAGACCCGGTACGCCACTTTTGCGAAGTATTAGGGACATGTCCCGAAGATGTTTGGAATGACAAAACCACCTGCGATAAACGCATAGCCCAGCCCCCCCACCGCAAGTATGTTGAATTGACAGAAGAATAAAAAATTATCCGATTGACAATTCCCTCTTGTTGTAAAAACACGAGGGAATTTTTATGTCCGGGAAAAGGGTTGTCACATTTTTAGGTTTCTTCACTGGCGATAAATGGTATCACGATAAACTTACCGAAAGCTTCTTCCCGGGTGAAGTATGGACGCTTACAGATCCATGGTATTTCTACCCGAAACTCAAGCCGACGCGAATTTACCAGATACATGAAGATTATGACGGCACGAACCCCGCCGCGCCTTACCGCACATGGCCGGATTGGAAAGGGCGTTATAATTCCTATGGTTGCGAGATTGTAACGCGCCGGGAATTCCCCGGCCTGAATAATCAGCGCGTCCTGGATATGAAAAAGCTTGTTTACCTTTTCAGCATTCCTTTTTTCGGCTCTTCATTTGCTTACATGTTCGCAGACGCAATGCTTGAAAAAGTTACCGAAATCCACATGTACGGCATACGCCTGGCCACAAACGGCGAATACCAGAACCAGCTTCCATCGATGATTCTCAATCTCGAAGCCGCGAAAGTCCAGGGAATCAAGATTGTCTGTCCGTTTGAAAACGAATGGTTCAGGGAACGCGATAAATTCGACTGGGCTTTGCTGAAAGAAGTAAAAGTCTTGTATGGAGACGAAAACGGAAACTATCAGAATTTAGACTTGAAAATCAATCCCGATATAGCCGACCAAAGCATGATTAAAATCTCCTATAAAGACCTGCAAAAATAGCCTCATTCTTTCGCAAGCGCAGCTGAGCGAAAACTATAAAGGGGGCTTCGCCCCGGTTGACAAGGAATCCTTTGTTTAAAGCGTGATGCTTTAACAATATAAAAGAGGCTTTGCCTCACATCAAAGGAGAAAATCAGCATGAAGCTGAAAGCCGTTTACAAGACACTGGAAGAAATTCCGCAGGATTTACGAGAGAATTACACTGAACGTGATGGTCAGTATGTTCTTTCCGGAGTCGAAGGGATAAAGACGCAGGCCGACGTGGATCAGCTTAAAAAGTCCCTGGACGCGGAACGCGATGAGCACAAGAAAACCAAGCAGGCCCTGAAAAAGTTCGGAGATGTCGATCCGGAAACTTTACAGGACAATCTTGATGAATTGGAAGAGCTCAGAAGTTCCGGCAAGAAGAAACTCGACGATACCGCAATCAATGAGATTGTCGAACGCCGGGTTAAAAAGGAATTGCGCAAGACAGAGACGGAACGCGACGAACTGAAACTCAAATTTGAGGACAGTTCAAAGCAGCTCGGAGAGCTTCAGAGCGAAAAGCGCAATAACAGCATTGAATCAGCGCTTCGTAAAGCCGCCGAAAAAATCGGCGTCAGAAAAGAGGCTATGGATGATGTCTTGGCACGGAAAAGTATCTTTGATGTAAGCGAAGACGGCAAAATAGTTACCAGGGACGGTTGCGGAGTAACGCCCGGACTTGACCCGGAAAACTGGATTGCCGTACATGTGAAGACCGCCCCTCATTGGGTCCCGCCTTCACGCGGCGCGGACGCAAACCCCGGAAGTGGAAATGCCCCGGGAAATACCGCGCAGACTTTCGGAGAATTAGTAAGTGAAGTTTTTACAAAAAGTTAAAATTTAGGAGTTAAAAATGGGTACCACATTTCAGGAAATCGCGGTGCAGATGGCACCGAAGCAGAAAGTCATGATTGACACATTGACCGAAGAGGCCCCTATTCTCAAGAATATGCCTGTCGAACCGTCAAGCCATGGCCTTTGGAACGTCTATGAAGAACTCGACAGTGTAACCGGCGCAGATGTCGTCGATCTTGACTCTCCGCTTCCTAACATTTCATCGGATAGCATCCTTCAACAGAAGGACCTGTCTGTGCTCGGCGGTAAAATTAAAGTTGGTGAAGATAAGGCAAAAAAATTCGGCGGCAAGGAAGCTTATTTCGCAAAGAAAATGCCTGCCATACTTCACCGAACAGGTATGGATATGGAAGCAAGCGTTCTCTACAACGGTATTCGCGCTTATGCTTATGCAAACAGAAAAGTACAGTTCGGCGGCGGTACCGGTTCTACAAACTATTCCATTCTCGCTGTCCACTGGGTATCCGGTGAAGTAACCGGGCTTTATGACGCCAATGGCTTCGGAAATGGAAAAGCCTTCGACCTTGCTGCGATGTATGGCGGTAATCTTTTTGAAGATCCTGCTGATAATAATATTTTAAAATACGGAATGCGCATAAAAACGTATTTCGGGTTACAGTTGGTCAACGCTAAATATGTTGCGGCGATTGTAAACTGCGATATCGACAATGACAGCTTGGCTTCAGACGGCACAAGGACATTTCCGACTGCCAAAATGATTGACAAGATGCTCCTCGACGTCCGCGCTGGTTCAAATACCAAGATCTATTGCCATCCGGCTGCAAAGATTCACCTCGGCACAGCTTACAAACTTGAAAAACTCAAGACCGTTCCCGGGGACAAGAATTTTGATACCGGGATCGAATTGTGGAATGGTATCCCGATCGAAACCAGTTATAATTTTCTGTTCGGTACCGAAGCGATGGTGTCGAGCTAAGAATTGATGGCGGCAATTTTCTTGCCGCCTCTTTAACAATAAATAATATTTGGAGGAATTTACAATGTCTCTTACAGGAACAATTTCGGGTTCGGAAATAAAAGCTTATGGCGATTATCTGTGGAAAGCGGAAGCGCTTCCCAATAACACAAACAAAACGTCCGAGGCCTTTCTGCTCGGTAAAGCGCAGAACGCCATCGACCTTGTGGTCGAAGCTAATACCAATATTTCAATCGCGGACTCTAAACAGTTGAAGCTTGAAATATTGGCAGGTGAAACCGAAGACGGCGATTTCGAAAGCGTGGCCACTATCTATGACCGGACGGCCAGCGGTACGCCGATCACTTTCACGGCAGGGGATGAAATCGCGCGATATACCATCCCGTCAAACGTCGGCCCCTATATCAAAATAAAGGCCACAACTACAGCGGATGAGTCCAGCGAGAAGATAACCGTCTATCCCGCGTTCAAAGCCAGATAACCCGATGACATGCCGGGAAGTTTCCTTTCCTTTCCGGCATGTCTTTTTACATTTACGGAGTAGAAAAATGAAGACTTTAAAAACATGTATGAAATGCGGCCTGAACTTTTACAGCGAAGGCGAATTCAAGACGCACGTGAAGGCTTGCAAGGGCCGTGTTCCTGTCGATCTGAACGCCACAAGAAAGCTTACCGAAGCGCAGGCCGCCGCCGGGGGCATTATGCTTTTTGACGAAGCGCCGGACACAAATAAAATAGCTGAAGCGCAGGCCGCCGTGGAGACAGAGAGAATAAATAAAATCCGTGCGGAAGCCGCCGCGCTCGGGGTTAAAAACCTGACAGCTCCGGAAGCCGAACTTGTGGCCGCTGTAAATGCCGCCATCGAAAAGGCAAAAGAAAAAGCTGAAAACAAGAAAAATTCTAAAAAGGGAGAATAATCAATGCCTAATCTCAGTTCACAATTGAATATCACTATCGGAAGCACCCTTTACACGGCATCGGAAAGCGCTTCTTACGGAACCAACGACAAGACGGGCCCCGTTATTGTCCCGGTTGCCAAGGCGGGCACTTTGTCCACACGGACATCTGACACCGAGGGTACAATCACAGGCAGTACCGGGCACGGCATAACGACTGGCCAGAAGCTTGATATCCAGTGG